TGAAATATAAGGAAGATGGATTTAAACAATCACACTTCTTCCGCGCGGTCATCACTGCTTACATTGAGGATGACCCGACGTTCAGGCAGTTTGTCGAAACTATAAAACCCACACCAAAACGCACGCGCAAGAAAGATAAGAAACTGAGAGAAGAAGGCGAACAACTAATGAGCGATTTAGGATTGAACGAGGGTGATATAGATAATATCTTCGATCTGATCGAGATGGAACACCCAGACCTATGAAAAACTTCGATGGCTTAACACAGTGTGCGCGAGATTGTAAAGAGGGCAAATGTTGTAAAGTAAGAGATTGTAGAATGTGGGTAGACTATAAAGATGATAAAAATTGTACATTGATCGCTATTTACAATAATGATCAAAAACCAATGACGCTTAGAGAGATAGCAGAACGCCTGCATATTTCTTTTGCGAGAGTAAAACAGATAGAAACCAAAGCATTTTCTAAACTCAAGAAACAGCTTCGAGAAAAACCTTATTAGTTTTAGGTGTCTTCGGTATTCGGATACTATTTATTGTTGAGTTTATGTAAATAAACAAGGAGATTATATAATGGCTCGTAAAACTTTGTTAACAGAGAGCGAACTTCGACGCTTCATGAAGCTCGCTGATATGCGCCCCGTAGGGGAAAAGAGAATGAATGAGATGTACGCCGAAGACGGCGCGCGCGATCTTGAAGAAGATGAGGCGGAAGAAGATGAGATCGGTGATCTCGAAGGTGACCTTGGCGCTGCAGATGCCGCATTAGATGCGCCAATGGATGAGCCAGTGGCTGAACCATTGGACGCCCCACTGGACGACCTAGGCGCCGAAGAGGCACCCCCTCTCGGTCCTGAGGCTCAAGCTGTGCTTGCCACAGGAATTCAAGCGATGGCCGATGCTATGGGCATGGGTGATCTTGTTACCGTTGATGTTGAGCCCGCTGACGCAGAGGTTGAAGATGTTGAAGTTACCGATGTTGACGTTGTAGATGAGCCAGGACTAGATGAGCCCGGACTCGGGGGCGACGAAGGAGGTGAGTTTTCACCAGTGCCCGACGAGGAACCAGTGCCAGGAAATACGATGTATCAAGAATCTAATGAAGATGATATGGTCGCTGAAGTCGCTCGCCGTGTAGCTGCGCGCCTTCAAAAAGAAAGCCGCCAAGCCGAAGTCGTTGACCAGTTGGCCGAGCGTATTATGAAAAGATTAACAAAGTAGTTGACAAAGTAACGCGAGAGTGTTAAAATATAACCATCGACCTATAAGTCGGTGGTTATTTTTTTGGATTGATATATGACTTATGCTACTATGTTTTTGATGTATGTGTTTGGGTATGTAACTTGTAAGACTTTTTATTATTTAAAAGCTTCTCGTCTTGGAGTAGGTCTCATTCACACCGCTAATGTATTTAGTTTGTTTCTCCTTACGAGAGCGCTAGAGAACTATGAAGTGTCTCGCGCGCTATGCCTTAACGACCTTAAACAAAAAAACCTATCAAAGAAGAACCTTGAGGTATACGAAACCAATCTTCAGACAGAAGTCGACAATTTTAAAAGAAAGTCGATTATATCATTAATAGGGTCGCACCCTGATTTCTTTGAGTCTGTATTGGATTATAGTGACTGGGAATCGGGAATGAGATTCCTAGAAGATAATAAGGACCTAATTATTAATGCTTATTCTCCTTCTGAGTAGGCCATAAGTGAGGGCGAACATATGTTTAAAAAATTGAAAGAAATGATCCAAGGATCAGATGATGAAGAATTGATCGCAAAAATTTTAGACTCCTCGGAGCCAGACCTCCGCAGCATCGGTCTTTTCGCCGAGTTAGAAGCAGAGAAAATCGCTGAGATCTCCCACGCTCTCTTGTATCTTAATGAGATGAACAACATCGCGACCGACCCGCGCCTAGAACGTCCGATTCATTTTTATATTTCTACCTACGGTGGAAATGCTGATGATATGTTTGCGTTATATGATTTGATGCGTATTATTAGAGAGGAGACAGAAATCCACACTATTGGTCTGGGAAAAGTAATGTCAGCGGGAGTCTTGATTCTGGCTGCGGGTACAAAAGGTAAACGCTACATCGGACGCAACTGCCGTGTAATGATCCATTCTGTGATGGGCGGCAACACCGGAAGTCTTCACGACATGATGAATGAGATGGACGCGATAGAAAATCTTCAGCAGATGTACATTGATTGTTTGGTCGCAGAGACAAAATTAACTGAGAGTAAGATTAAAAAAATGTTGGAACGCAAAGTTAATATCTATTTATCAGCAGAAGAAGCGGTCGCACACGGTATCGCAGATCATATTATTTAAGGACACAAAATGTCAGATTTACATAAGATTTTAAAAGAAGAGTACGAAAAGAAGGTGATCATCACCCCCAATCTCTTGATTAAGATGATTGAGGAAGCACTAGAAACCCCAGCGGTTTTTTTAATTAAAGAAAAGGACGAGGCCCAATCACGAACGATTAGCGTTTCGATGATTCCTGATCTTGAAGTTTCCGAACTGGGCTGGGCTGATGTGCGCACCCCCGATGGAAAAGGACAACCAGTCAAAAGCCGCGAACGCGAACTACTCGAAAACTACCTTACCAACATTGTAGGCGAAGAGCGAGGAATGAAGGCACTTCCCCAAAAATTGGCAGCACTTTCGACATTGGCTGATAATCCTGCTGCCTTCATTGAGTCACAACAATCGGGCGAAAGGCCGGCCGCTAAGATTCGCAGCGTCATTTCCTTTCTAGTGTTTTATAAGACCCTCACTAAAATCATCGCCAACTTCAATGCCTCTTCAGCAGGCTTTAGTTTTGAATCCTTTTTGGCTACATTGTTAGGAGGGGTACAGATTCCCGCTTCTGGTGCAGATACGATTGCTGACTTCGTGGATGAAGATGGCGTTAAAGTTAGTTTGAAGTTATATCGTGAGACTAGCGTACACGTAGATGGAAGTTTTGTTGATTTGGTAGGTGATCTGGTGGGCGATAGGAAGATGACTTACTTAGTTGTGACCAAAGATTTAAAAGGCGCGCGCGAAAATCTAAAAGGAACGTTGAATTTTTACAAGTTTGATTTTACTCTTGACAATGTGTTGGAGATAATGAAAGACACCAAACCTGCCTCCGCAATATGCGGTATTCTACCTATAGACGCCGGCGATATGGCTGATGTAGAGGTCCCCGAAAGAGTAAGGATCACCCCAGAGATGATTCAAGACCGATTTGTTCAAAATCTCACGCAGTTGGTGGACGATCAAGGGGTGGTGGACGCAGTATTTAGTGATCCTCATTTCCAATATGGCACAGAAGAATTTAACGATGTAGCCAAAACCACCGGCCGCGTAAGAGCATACACTAATATGGGAAACCGCGGCCCCAGAGACCGCATGGCTCAAATTTTACGAGGGATCCCATCATTGGAGTCTTATGAACCGATGGAAGAGTTAGTACTATCAATCGCCCAGGCTTTGAAACAAGTGGAAGAAGAGGTGGAGACCGCTCGAAGGACTCGCAGAGAAACTGTGGCTCAAATTGTGCCTGCGTATACAAGCTATAAATTACCCACGCGCGACACTAATAAAAAAACCAAGGCCATGCGCACCAAGAACATTAAGACTGCTGCCTATAAGTCTGCTGCTTTTTATACTGACTTGAGCGATGACAAAAAAAGGCGCGCCCTCCTTCAATCTAACGGCTATCTAAACGAACTTCAGTTTTCACTTAACAAAACCCAAGTGATTAAGCTCGCTTCCAAGCAGAAGGGAGGCGAAGACGCAGAGCCGCTCGAAGGTAGCTTGGAGATTGGAACCGCCAGCCTTCAGGTTATGTTAGACTCAGCTGTCGCCGCACTTAACACTGATATATTTAGTATTTTCAGCGACCTTCAGCTCTTATCTGATAGCCTGAATACTTTCTTTGCAGGCGGTCTTCAGAGCGATGACGACGCTGTTCAGGCCATTCGGAGCGCCGACAATATTGAAGGCAAGACCGAAGAAATCCGAGATGAAGAAAAATAATACTTGACAAACCCCTGTCAAGCGATTATAATAATAACATAACTGCGAGGTTTTAATGAGCAGAGCTTATGATGATAATCAAACGCTCCAACAAAAGATTATTCGTGGTGCCAATGTCCTAGCGGACAATGTAGCATCCACACTTGGACCGAGAGGACGAAATGTTCTCCTAAAAGAGAAGGACCAACAACCCTTCATCACAAAAGACGGCGTGACAGTCGCATACTTTGTCGCGCTTGATGATCCCTTCGAGGATGCAGGCGCACAGATCATTCGTCAAGCTGCCATTGAGACAAACAATACAGCAGGCGACGGGACCACCACGTCTACGGTGTTAGCTCGCGCTATCTTGCGGGAGTCCCAGCGCTTTATTGCGTCAGGCGTTTCGCCCGTCGAACTACAAAGAGGGATCGACGCAACCGTTCGAGAGGTATCTAAAAATCTTAAAACAATGGCTATCCCCGTTCAAAGCACAGAAGATATTCAACACGTTGCCGCCATCTCTGCCAATAATGATAGCACTATTGGACACCTTGTTTCTCTTGCTGTTGATCGCGTCGGACAAGATGGGTCTATAACTATTGAGGAGTCGAGATCACATGATACAACTTTGGACATTACCGAGGGCTTTAGATTTGATGCCGGTTATTGCGCCGGCGCTTTTATCACAGACGAGCGTCGAGCTACTATGCATCATGACGATCCTCTGTTTCTCGTAACCGATCACAAGATTAGCGCGGTCGAACAAATCCTCCCCATTCTTGAAATGATTTCGAGGGAGAGCCGACCACTTATTATCGTAGCAGAGGACATTGATGGTCAAGCGCTGGCAGCTATGATTATGAACGCTATGCGCGGGACGATGAAGATCGCTGGCATCAAGGCTCCGGCTTACGGCGAAGAGCGTAGAAATATTCTAACAGACCTCGCAGCGTCGGTGGGTGCTACGTTCATCAGCCGAGAGAGCGGTCAGAAGTTGTCAGATGTGCGTATGTCTCATTTGGGCTCCGCTAAGTTTATTGAGAGTTCAAAGTTTATTACCACTGTAGTAGGTGGCCACTGTGACGCTGAGAAGGTCGAGGATACTATCGCCTCTCTCAAGGCGCAGATAGAACAAACGGACGACCTACAAGCGTGTGAACGCCTACAAGACCGCATTGTGCGCCTATCATCCGGTGTAGCTGTCATCCACGTCGGCGGTTCGACAGAGGTCGAGATGACCGAACGCAAGCACAGAATCGAAGATGCTTTGGAAGCAGTGCGTTCAGCTCAGGAGCAGGGTATTATTCCTGGCGGTGGTACTGCGTTGATAAGAGCAAGCCGAACGCTTTGCGTTAATGGCGAAAATGCCGAACAAGCAAATGGGATGATAATTGTTAGAGCAGCATGTGAAGAGCCTCTCCGTCAAATGGCTTTAAACGCAGGTCTTTCACCAGATTTGATAGTGAACAAGGTGTCCAATGCTACCAGTGAAGACGGTGTTGATTTTCGCACAGGGGAACTAATTAATATGTTAGAAGCCGGAATTATTGATCCAGTAAAGGTCACCCTCACGGCGCTTACAAATGCGGCCAGTTGTGCCGGCACCTTAATAACTACTAATTATGGCATTATCCAAACAGAATGACTTTATGAATATGAAAGTGGGCGACCTATTACACATTCCACAAGCAGTTGTGTTGTGGACTCCTGACGCTGAGGCTAAGAGTGTACGGACGCCTTATATTCAAACTGAAAAACCCTGCACAGGCATTTATTTGGGAATCGTCAAAGATTTAGAGCAGAATCACTTAATTAATGTATTTGTAAAGGGACAACAACACTTTGTCCATTCAAAAGATGTTTATCCATTAGGAGAATAAATGTTAGTAAAATTAACCGAAGTCTGTAACAACAACGCAGTCACTTCAAAGCAAACCTTCACGCTGCGCGAAGTGTTTATCAACCCCGATCAGGTTATAATGATTAGGGAAGATTTC